TTATCTATTATTTATTATCTACACAGCTCGAATATCTACTTCGTAGATATTAGTTTTCGCTAACGCTCAAACTACTTTTATTTCTTATCGATTAATAAGAAGTTATTAACTGAACATAGTGAAGTAATAGTTTCATGTAGATCGTTTCAGTCAGACGGAACCTGTTACGGTTCCGTCTAATCTCAAAAATGCTTCATGTGAGTCATGTCCGCAGCCGAGACTTGGAAATAGGTATTTTCTGCTACACAATGGGCTCTGACCTTTCCCAACCTACGTCGACTTCGAAATATAGTGCATAAACTATAAAACGGATTTATAGCGTATGCACTATATTCTTATCCCCCGCTTCGTTCCAATGCTAAAGGGTTTTTATGTGTAATGTGCAGTGTTTCGATTGACAGCAATCAATCTACGTCAACCTATGAGCCCAATTTGTTTGATGGCTTCCACACTCTGGTGTGTTGATCAACGTGTTGCGTGTTCGGGGTTCAAGCCGACTTTTCCACAGCGGTATTATAAACTGGCCCGCCAACCTTATGTGCTGTATTATTTTTGGTTTTTAAGAGATTCTATAAGAGCCTTGGATCCGCCTACACGAACGTTAATAATGCCGTTGTAATATTCGTCTGTCTCTAGTACACGCCTGTCAAATTGTTCTTTGGCCTCTAAATAACTTAGTTCAGATCTAGTTGTACACCAAAAGAGTACTTCTCTAGTAAAATTCTCTGCACCTAAAGCTGCAACGTCTGCCTTGAGATTGTCAGAACTACTCCAGTAGTCACGCCAATCACTTTCTACAGTGTATTTTCTACGATTCTTTTTGCCTTTGAGTGGTGGTTTAGATTTTTTAAACTGAGCAAGTTTTTTGCCTATGTATTTTTTGTTGTTGGTGACATTTGTTATCAAGTAAACAAAGCCTATTGAGCCTTCTGGTATTTCTTCTATAACCGTTCCTTGATAAGTCCAATACATAAACTTATATACCGATTATTTTTCATTCTTGTCTGCCTTTTGGCTGCGCCTGTTGTTTGGATTTTGCCTATTGGGTTTTTCTTCTATGTAAATCTTTTTTGTTTCGTTGTATCTTTCTTTGACTAAGAGCCTTAATGCCTTTAAACTTCTTCTAATGTTGCTGTAGTTGCGCACACTGGGCGCTATTTCAAACGCTTGGTGTGCTTTGAAGTATTCTAAATACTCTCTTACTAATTTTTCGTGCGGATCGTCCATGTTACTGTATCACATCAATGTCGTTAGCGTATGATTTACAATTTTGTCCGTGCCATCTTTTGTAATTCGTAAGCATTGTAGTTTTTCCACAAAACTCGCAAGTTTTCTGTCCGTTTATTCGTGCTAATTTTTTTCTCTCTATAGTTTCTTGTGATTGCTTTCTGCCTTTAAGTTTTTCGCCTATTCTTTTCATTAGCTCAGGATCTCTAGATTTTCCTAACTTATTTTGTCTAATTTTTTCTTTTGTAGAATCACTTCTCTTTTTTCCAGTAATTTCATTCTTACGCTTTTCTCGCATAACAGAAGCATATTCGTCTCCAAAGATTTCTTCATATGACTTTCCTTTTTTTGCTTCTGACATTTTTTTCTTAGTTTCTTCGCTGTGATTTTTTCCAAAAAAAGGATTGTTTTCTTTGCTCATTCTTTTAGATTGCGCAATTGAATGTTTGATTCTTGCCTCTTCATAGTCTTTTTCTGTAAATGTGTACTCTCTTTGCTGCGAACGACTTTGTTTATTCATCATTCTCCATAAAGCGCTCCACATCTTCTGATTGTCGACTCCTGTTGTAAATTTAACTAATAACTTGTGACACAAAAAATGATCTTCAGCACTAAGGCACACAACGTTGTCTCTTTTATTAGATCCATTCAGTGATTTAGGAATGATATGATGTCTTTCACAATATTGAGATTTTGGATCTAGTACTTTGTTATTTTTTATAATATCATAATATTCTTTTAAATAATTATTTTGCGTAAACATTATATCTCCTTTAGAATTTACTTAGTATTTATACGATACTAGTAATATCTAAATCTGATTCGTATGAGGTGAAGCCATTCTCTTTAATAACTTTGAGCACATTGTTTACTCTGCCGATCAATTCGTCCTTGTGACTGATCAAATAGATATTTTTGTTTCTTTCACGTCCCATCTTCTTGAGAACCGCAAGACTATTCTCAACGCCAGCAGTGTCCATGCCCGAATCAATAAGTTCGTCGATGAACAATAGGTTGATGCCTTGATAGAGACTTTCCCAAACGTCACGGAAAGCAAAACTTAGACCGAGTATTAGTCTGTTTCGTTCACCCCTACTCAAGTTATCAAAGTCAAGATCTTGTCCCAACTGTGTGATCTCAACGTTCAAATCGTTTTGGAACGCAACCTGATGAGGAAGTCCTAGCCTATCAAGATAGTATGTGAGTCTGTTGTTGAGATAGGCTAGATTCTGATCGATGATCTTCTTTCTAATAAAACTGTCTTTGTTTGTAAGCAACTTTAACAGAAATTCTTGATGTTCTCTAAAGCTGGTGAGATCATTTACCATGTCCCAACGTATTTCCTGTATAGCAGTGGTTTTGAGATCATCTATCTGAGCAAGGTAAGGATCATCTTCTTCAATTTTTGAATTCAATGATTGTTTCAATCCGTCTACGTTGCTTCTATGATCATACGCAGCTTTGGCAGTGTCATAGAAAGTGCTGGGCTTATAATTGATTTCGCCAATTTCTGATAGACCTTTCATCACATCTTTAAGCTTTGTATCTACTTCTGATTGATACAACATTGCATCTTCTAGCTCTTTGGTCTTTTTAGCAAGTATCTCGGCTTTCTTGGTCTCATGAAGTTCTTGACCACATGCATAACACATAGCATCGTCAAGTTCTTTGATGTCCTTTTCAGCCTTCTTAACCGAACTGTCTGCTCTCAACAGTGCAGTTTCAAGAGTCGACCGTTCTTTGTTCAGTGCTGTACTAGCATTGTTGAGATCGTTCCAGTTTTGCAGTAGTTCATGTGCTTCCAGCTCTTTATCAATGTCTAGTTCTTCTAATTGGGCAATGGCACTTTCTAATTTTGCAATGTCCTGCTTCTTTTTCGATTGCCAAGCACGTTGTCTACCAATCAACTGTTCAATACCAGCTTCGATCTTGATGTTGGCAGTGCGAATCGCATCAATCTTCAGTGTTTCTTCTGTGATTGCGTCTTTGGTTATACGAACCTGCTCTTTGAGAGCATCTGCCTTCTCAGTTAGCAGTGTAATACCCAGCAGTTGTTCGATAATAGCACGTTGATCGTTGGCTCTCATGCTCAAGAACGGCTCTGAATAGGTGTTCAGTGCTACAATGTGCTTGAACATGTCATGACTCATACCCAACAGTGTGCTGATGGTCTCTTGAGTCTGTCTACTATCGCCTTGACTCTCGTCAGTCAGATGTTGTTCTTGGTCATTCACATAGAACTTTAGCACATTGGGCGAACGTCCCCGCTCAATCCTGTAATCCTGCCCATCCTTTTCAAAATGGAGTGTGACCAACATGCCTTTGTTGTTGATCTTGTTGATTAGGTTGTTGCGTTTGATGTTGGTAAGTGCTTGACCATACAGAGCATAGCTGAGTGCGTTGATTATTGTGGTGTTATGAGAAAGTATTCCGTTTGTATAAAATCTATGATCATTACTGTCTACAGTTAAATCAAACATGTTTTCGGTGTACGACTTTTTTACAATACTGGTAACTAATTCGACCCCGTCTACAGTTAAAATTGTAGATTGATTTTCAATTAAGTCCTTTACAAAAACTTCATTGAATTCTCCGTTAAAAAGAATATGAGTATCTGCACACCTTAAGAACTTACCAGAAGATGTTTTGATTATCCATACATTATATGGAATAGTTTTATGTATCGATGTTATTAGCTGCCAACCAGTATCAGTCTCAATTTCCAAGTCTGATAAGTCTATGCTATTAACAAATTTTCTCTTCACTGTGTTAGAAATTGTATGCATTTTTTTAATACTTCCTCTTTATTTTCTTTAAAATCACTTTCCCAAACAACCATAACTACGTAGCCTTGAGTTTGAGCATATTCGATTTTTTTAATATCACTGGTCCATTTATCAGATGCTTTTATCTTAGTTCTAGGATTTATATAATCTTCTGTATACATCTTTGGATTACAATGCCAAAAGTTGCCGTTATATTCGATAATCTTTTTATCAACTACAATATCATAAACATACTGTTTTTTGTTGTTAACAGATAACGAATACTGCGGATAAACAATTAAATTTTTATTAGCTTTTTTAATTTCATTAATTATTTCTTTTTCTGCTTTTGATACAGTAATTCCTTTTGATAGTTTAAGTCTATTAATTCTGGCCTTTTCTTCGTCAGATTTTACGCTTAATCTAGCTTGCCATCGATCTTGTCTTTCTTGCCAAATCTTTAACCCTTTTTCTTTTCCGTATTTTTCTATGCATATTTCTTTAGAAAAATGCTTTTGTGATTCAGAAACTAATTTTTTGGCATCTTCTTCAGAATAATCTCGAGCGGTATAATAGTCAACGCATCGTTTTGATGCAACATGTCGCACTGTTGAGTTAGCAGATTGACTAGCTCCTTTTTTATTATTGTCGCTCTTTGTTTGTTCTGCTAGATGCATAGCTTCAACTTCGTTATATCCTTTTTTAACCCAGTATTCTTTTCGAATAGGACGCCGACAATTACGTTCAAAATCTGCTTCTTCGATAGTATAAGGTTTATTAGTATATGGATTAATTTTTTCTAACCAAAATTCCTTGCTATATACACTTTTAACATTTTTTTGTTTATTCTCTTTTGACTTTACGTAAGATTCATTTTCGCTCCAGCCGCGTAAACTCCAGTATTGGGTTGTGTGACGAGCATGTTTAGAAGTTAATCCTAACTTATTTCTGATATATTGCTCAATCTTTTTTTTATTATTAATAATACCTAAAGATAAAATTTCGTAGAGAATTAATTCTCTACGATCAGGTTTTAAGTTTTTAATAACATTATCCAAAATATTAATACAATTATCTTTTAGATTGTTGTCCCATCGCGGCATTGTATAAATCTCCTACAGTTGTTTCGTAAATTTCACCAGTTTTAGTGTTTTTTACCTTTACAATAGTATTTATACAAACACACTTACCAGTACCATTGCGTGAACCAGTGTCATCACCACCCTGGTCTAGGTTCTCCCCCAGCACCAAAGTCAGTTGTTCCCTGTTAAAGTTAACAGCCTGGGTCTGATTGCCCACACTCATAAAGTTCTTTACAGTTAAATCTTTGATTTTAATTGCCATTGGTTATTCTAATCCACTATAAATGTCTAAAAGCAGTTTTTTGTTATACGACTCTGTGTCTAGAGCAGCAATTTCGTTGGCTACGATCTGATCCACGCTTTCGAACTGAGCAATATCCAGATCAGTATTGATCTCATTGATCTGTTTTTGCGGAATTAGTGTAATTTCTCTACAACCATACTGTTGAATGAACATTTCTTTAACAAAGCTGGCCTCTTCAAAGCTGGTAGGCAGATCCAGTTCTACCCGCAGATACATTTTACTTTTGATCATGGTAGACTGTTCATCTATCAGCCGGCTCAGTTTTACTGTTCTATACTTTGGACAGTCTTCCCAGTTGATATATTCAGGTTCTAGATCGTTGGCTCTGTCCAGGATCATCATACCTCGACGATCATCCCAAGCATCAGAATAGTTGTGTGGAAACGCATTGCCCATATAGTGTACATTACCCTGTTTCTGACGAGCATGGAAGTGACCACTGAACACATACTTGGGTTTTGCCAACTGTTCAACTGTGAGTTCACCGTGGTCTGGCATACGAACCATGGCATTCATTAAGAACGTAGGCAGTTCGAAGTGTCCAAACATGTATTTGCACTCTAACTTCTTTACACGCTTCCATTCATCACCTACCAACCAAGGCACCAGTGCTACATCGTCGATCACCTTGATCTCATCTACCACTGTGATGCCTGGAATGTGCTTGGCCCACTCAGTGCTTTTGATATCACGCTTGTCTTTGTAGTAAAGATCATGATTGCCTGCGAACATGTAGAACTTGTCAAAGGCTTTGCCAAGTTTTTCTAGGCTTCTGATACCAGCATCCATGGTTGTGAGGTTAAGACTGTTGCGATTGTGATTCCAATCACCACAAAAAATACCAACCTCACAACCATTTGCTTGCGCAGTCTCAATATACCAGTCTACAAAATCTTCGCAATCTTGATTGTGTACTTTACTGTTGCTTTTATTGCCAAAATGTATGTCGGTGAATACCGCTGCTTTGTTAAACAAATTTAAACTCCGTAGTTTTGTTAAGTATATGATATCGTTGGACAAAAGTCAACTGTTATTTGTCTGAAAATCCAGTAGCACCAGCTGACTCATTGCGTTTAACACTGGCTTCCCATTCACCTTCATGTAGTCTGGTGTAACTAGGGTTAAGATCATTCATCTCCAGAATGTCATCTCTAATGTTTTGGTTACGCTTTTCTATATTGATCACTCGAACAAAGCTGTTCGTGACCGCAGCGGTATAGTATGCGAACGGATTGTTTGACTTGGCTTCATCAAACTGTAGGCCAATCTGTGATAACTGTAGTATGGCCTGACCCTTCATCTCATCGTTGTAGGTATAGCCACGAACGTTGCCACGAGTAGCATATCGATCCACCAACTTCATCCACATCATAGCAAGTTTGTTGGTTGCTCTTCCGTGGTCTTTTGAAAAACATCCGTTTTCCATACCACCAGCCCAATGACTCTTGCCTACACAGACTAATTCGCCTGCGTCGTTGTATTTCCAATGCTGAAAGGGCGGAAAGTTCAGTTTGGTCTTACCGTCTGCAACCGTTTTTGGATTCTTCTTACGACCAGGCTCGTCGGGTACATGATCAAACGTCATAATTCTAAAAATTACGTCTGTCTTTTCTATAGTTTTATAATCAATCTCGCATTCAGACAGTTTGATCTTTTCGCCTGCTGTTGCTCTGGTCTCATAATTTTCTAATGCCATTCGTTTCGCACGATTTCGTTTTGCTTCTGCTACTGTGCGAATGTTAATCTTATTAACATCAAGTAGAATAATATCGTATTGATGATATTCTTTGTCAACATAACTGTTAAACGTATTTTTAGATCTGTGTATTTCTGATAAAATGTCTCTATTGTTTAGATAATTTCTTTTTCTCACTTGTTCCTCCAGGAGTTTACTTATTTATTATAATATACGCAGTTAATTTTGTCAACTAAATACTGCTGGAGATCAATAGGTTATGTCAATATTCAGCGGGTTTAACAGACTTAATAACAGCATCGGAAATGCGTTTGGAAACATACGACAGGTAAGCCAAACCATTAACGGATTCACTGCTAATATAAATCGCAGTGCTAGTCAATTTCAAACATTGGTCAGTACTAATCCTCTCGGAAGAGCAGCAAATGAAATCAGTGACACTGTTAGAAATGTAAGAAACACGCTGGGTGTGGTTGACAATCTAATCAACGGCGGCAGAGGCGGCATTGGAAATATCGGTACTTCTATAAGAATGATAGGCAACGTAGCACAGAATGTAGGATTCAACGCTGCTCCGCA